CTTGAAGTCGCCTTAGAAATGGGGCCTGGCGGGTTTGGCGATATTGCCACCTCCACCTGGGCTGCCCGCCAAGGGCAACGCGCGCCGACCGATGCGCCTATTCACGATCCCGGTACCAGTACGCCGGAAGATGTGATCGCGCAAGAATCAAACCTGGCGCAAGAACTGGATCAAACCGATGCCGGCGACGCACTCGACGCCGCCTTGGCAGGCGTGGCGCCGGAAATTGCGCCAGAAGCCGCGGCCGCGGTTGACCCAATCACATTGAGTGACGATTGGTTTACGAATCTTGATCCGGAACAGCGCATTGCGGCCATTCGTGAAGAGCTGAAAACGGTCGACACTGCGCCGGAATACAACGACATTGGGATCGACCGCAAAGAGATTAAAGCCAGCCTCAATCGTGCGCTGAAAAACGCCAAAGAGGAGCAGGCGGCAATCCTGGCGGACCCCGCTCGCGTCAAAGCGCGTGAAGATGCACGGGCCGCGTTTACAGCAGATGAAATGCCTGCAATTGCCCCGGTCGATACCGGCGAGCTGAGCAATGAACTCCAGGCACAGCGGGCAGCAGAAGCCTTAAACGACCTTGCTGACGAAACCCCGGCGATCGATGACGCGACGGTCACCGAGCCGCTTTCCGCGCAGACTGCACCCCTGGTCAATGTTCCGTCGTTCGCTGAGCTGGATGCGATGGGCTTGAAAGAACTTCAAGCCGTGGCGAAAGACAACGGACTCCCAGTCTTGGGCCGTAAGTCGGTCCTGAAAGAGCGACTGGTGCGTGCGTTTTATGGAACGTCTGCAGAAATGCCTACGGAATACGTCGATTCCCGTTTGGCCTATGGCAACTATCGCGACAGTTTGCGCGGTTTTGTCGAGCAAAATTGGGTACCGGGCGGCGGAATTTCAGTCATCCCGGCGCAAGGCGCACAGCGCACTTCCGAAACCGGCGACCTGAATTACGATTTTGGCGGCGACACAATTCGCACCAAGTCGGTCAACCCACAATGGGTCCAAAACCTGGGCGAAGACATCAGCCGCAAAGATTTGCTGAACCTGGTGGATCGTGCTGCGGCGGGAGACACCGGCCTAACCGAACGCCAGGTGGCGATTGTCTCCAGCGTACTGGATGAAATGGACGGCGGTGTTGCAGGGATGTTCATCCCGCAGCAGGCTGCAGCCCTGGAGGATTTGGAGTCGCGCGATGCGGGGATTCCGCCCATTGAGGCCGCGGAATTGGTCGATGCCCTGGATGAGTATGAAAGCGCTGATTTCGATCCGGAGCTTGAGGTTACCACTGCGCTGACTCTAGACGAGCTGCGCCAGCGCGCGGTTGCGGAGGGGCTTGAGAGCCAGGTGGAAGGGCTTTTTGAGCGTAATGACTCAGACGCCGTGGTTGCAGGTAAACTGTTTGAACTTCTTGAGAGTGGACGAAATGAGCAAGCTGACGATCGAGCAAATCCAGGCCGATATGGCCGCCCATCCGAATCTCTACAAACTGGGGAATTTGGAGGTCAACCTGACGAAGCTGCGCAAAGCCGTGGCCTTGGACTTGACCAAGGCAATGATCGCGCAGGACCAGGAGAAGTTTCAGCGAACCCTGATCTTTTTGCGAGCCGTCAAGAAGAAGCAAGCGGAAGTGCAGAAAACGATCCGCTCGCTCTATCGCTCAATTCGTACACCCAAGCCGACCTCGACCGCCAAGTAGCGGCGCAAAACGCGCAGGCCGAAGCGGACCTGGCGCAATCACAACGCGATGCGGCGGATGCCGAACGCGATCAATTTAGCCTAACTGGCTCCAATCTCCCTGCGGATGCAAACCCTGCCCAGGTCGACTTGGTAGATGCAGCGCGCGCTGCAAAACCCCGATTGGCATCCAAGGCAGACGGTACCCCGGTGGTTATGTACCACGGCACAAACGCTACGTTCGATCAATTCAACATGAGCGAACAAGACGGTGCGTATTTCTCTTCAGACAAAGACTATGCCGCGGGTTATGCCGACGTAAAAGCGGATTTTGGCGGTGAAGCCACTGTCCGCGAAGCGTATTTACTGCTGCAAAACCCACTGGAATTGAGCGGAGAAAACGATACCGACTGGAAACGTTTTACCCAGCGTGAATTGGATAAGCGCGAGCTTCAAAAGCAGGGCTACGATGGTGTTGTACTGCGCTATGCCAATGGCGATGTTGAAGCCATGGTGTTTGATCCTTCGCAGGTAGAGTTCATTGACCGTGGAGGTTCCGCTCCGGCAGCAGCACAGGACCTGGCGGCACGCCATGCGGTGCTCGATCCAAAGATTGACGCGCTAAGCGACGCCGATGCCGTTAAGGCCGGTGAGGTACTAGGGATCAAGTACAAGCGCGGCGAAGACATTCGTGAAAAGATCAAGGCGGAGCACCCCGACGATCAAGAGCGCGCTCTGAGCGCAGTCGCTCCGGCAGCGCCGTCTGCAAGGAGCGCCGCGCCCATTACCGACTTTGGTGAAAAGATCGGCGGCGCACGTAAAGACGTGTGGTCGGGTTTTAAAGATTCGTTCACTCGCGCTGGCGATTTAGACGTTGAGTCCCAGCCGCTTTCAAAATCATTCCCTGTGCCGAATTACCAGGGGCTTTTGGATGCGGGCACGGACCCGTATATCGTCGCATCGATTCGCGCCATCCGAGATTCCATCCCGGCAAAGCCGCGCAAAGGCTACAAGCTACGTCGCTGGGTCGAATCCGTGCAAATGGCGCGTAACCTCACAACGCAGCTCATGGAGTTGCCGCCGGAGCGCGCACGGACTGTACTCGCTACCAGTGGCGAAATAGATGCCCTGGCCGAGCTGTACCAGCGTGTCGGCCATGACGTTTCCCTGGCCAATATCCGTGTTAGTTCTGCGCAGTATTCCGTACACAACGGCGTACGCTACAGCCCTGCCAAAACCATTTGGACCGTTGAGAACAAACGCGGCGGCGCGTCCATGTTCTCCAACATGCCGAGCATCCTGGCGGAAGGCGACACCCGCGAGGAAGCGATTCAAAAGTTTATTGATCGGTTTGAGCAGTTCAAAAAGAACCCAGTGGCCAAGAAGCCATTGGAATTCAGTGTGTACAAACGCGGCGATCGAAACAAAGAAATTTGGATTGGACGTAAAAGTGGCAAGGCCCTGGTTTGGGTCAAGGGTCCGTTCGACGAAGCCAAACTTGCATTCCAATATATTAAGGATAACCAAGCCCAGCTCGAACAGGACTATAAGAACCTTCGTGAGGTGCCGTTTGAGCGTAACAAAGAAAACCAACCCCGTGTCGGTGCCGACTTGCGTGGTGGACTGGACGTCACTCCGGATCAATTTGCAGAAACGTTTGGTTTCCGTGGCGTAGAGTTTGGCAATTGGGTTGAAAACAAAAAACGCCAGGAGTCATTAAACGAAGCATACGACGCGCTCCTGGATATGGCATCGCTGCTAGATATTCCGCCCAAGGCCATTTCGCTGAATGGTGAATTGGCAATTGCGTTTGGTGCTCGTGGTATCGGCGGCAAAAATGCTGCCGCTGCGCACTACGAACCAGGCAAGGTTGTGATCAATCTCACCAAGAAGTCCGGCGCAGGTAGCCTCGGGCATGAATGGTGGCATGCCCTGGACAATTATTTCTCGCGCATGCGTGAGCGCGCTGATGGATACATGACCGGGGATGCACGTGATGTGATGAGCGCGTCGCTCGGCAATCCAGTTGGTGACACTGGCGCAGTGCGTCCTGAAATGGTTCAGGCATTTGGCGATGTGCTTAAAGCCGTGAACGAAACGGACATGCCCGCGCGCTCAAAGACTCTCGACAAATTCCGTAGCGCACCGTACTGGTCGACAAAAGTTGAGATGACCGCCCGTGCATTTGAGGCGTATCTGATCCAGCGTCTGAGAGAAAAGGGCTACCGCAACGACTACCTGGCAAACATTGTCGATAATCATGCGTGGATTGATGCAGCCCTGCTGAGCATGGATGACATCTCAGACGCCTATCCGTACCCGATAGACAGTGAGGTGCAGAGCATTGTCGACGGCTTTGACCGTTTCTTTGACGTTATCGAGTCCAAAGAGACGGACCGCGGCGTAGCTTTATATGAAACCCAACAGGGCTACAATCAGGACAATGAGCGAGCAAGCAACACCGTATCGGTCCAAGAGGGGAACGAAAAGGTATCCCCTGAACAAGGGGCTTTCGACTTCGACCCCGCCGCCGACGTACGTCACGCCCGAGAAGAAGCCCGCGACCAGTTCAACCTCACCTTCCGACGTGTCCCCACCCAAACCCTAAAAATCGGCGTTGATCGGGTAACCACCCCGGAAGAAGCCGCTCACGTTCTGTCGTACCTACGTCGACTGGGCCAAGAGCAAATGGCCGCGTTGGTGTTGGATAAAGACGGAAACATCTTGGATGTCCAGCGTCATACCATCGGCGGTAAGGACGAGGCGACCGTCTACCCATCCGTCCTGGCGCCTGCCGTCGCTTCAGTCGAAGGCGCGGCGCAAGTGTATCTTGCCCATAACCACCCCTCTGGCGATCCGACCGCCAGTAGAGCGGATTACAACATCACAGCCGTGGTTAAACGTTGGTTAGACGGTACGGGCGTGGAATTGAAGGGGCACGTGGTCCTTGGCCTTGGTAATAGCAGCACTTGGTTTTTCACAGAAGACACCAATTCCGGCGAAATGATACAAATCATGCCGCGTCTGCGTCGTCGCGATGTTTCGGTCACTGAGCGTAAGGTTTCCCGGCTCCCGAAAAAGGAGCTGGATAAGATCACTAATCCGCGCTCTGCCTATGCCGTAATTGAATCACTGGAATCCGACAATGCACTGGTCTTGCTCGACAATCGCAACCAGGTCGTGGGTGTGTTGAGTATGACGCCGGATGAAATGGCGCGCCTGCGTGACAACGATCAAGTCAATCGAATTTACCAGGCGGTTGATCGCACCAATGCAAACGGTGCCATTTTGAAGTACCAGGTGGCAGACATTGCTGCAGCTAAAAACCTGGTGAATTTCCTGAACAATAACGCTTCTAACAGTGCTGGTTTAGTGCGCATGTTAGATGCGTTTGAGGTTAGTGCGAGCGGTACGATCATTTCGGGTGCCGAAGCACTTGATAGCACGGCGAAGGAAACCCTGGAGTCAAGAGGTACCTGGTTCTCCAGAACGGAGCCTGGCGTCGTCACGGATCGAGGGGCGCCAACCGCGATTGGTGTAGAACTCGTAATATCGGTCGCCGAAAAGATCGCGTCCAGAAAGTTTGGCCGCAGGGTCAACGTCGCTGATGGCCGTGGTCCGGTCCGCGTCGTTCGCACGGAATCTGCGCTTCCCGCTGAGATACTGAAGCAGGCGAACGAGGATAGTGCGCGCGGTGAAATTCTTGCGGTTATGCATGATGGGAAAATGTACATCGTCGCAAACCGGATGACCAGTGAGGCGCAGGTTGAAGAAACAATGCTGCACGAAGGTGCGCATTTGGGACAGCGCAGTCTGTTTGGGGATCAAATCAAGCGCGAGCATCAGCGCCTGTGGTCGCAACTGGGCGGCGAGCAGGGTGTGCGTCAATGGGCTGAGCAATTGGGCATTGCCGATCGCATGGAGCCGTATTACGAAACTGCCAGAAAGCTCGGTGCGCAGGGTAAAATGGATGGGCAGCAACGTCGTGGCTATTTGATCGACGAGTTTATTGCGCTTGCTCAGGGTGAAAAAGCGTATCGCACGTTGCCGGAAAAGGTGCGTGACTCCATTCGCGCATTCATTGGCTGGGTGCGCAATGCCATGCGCAAGCTCGGTTTCAGCAATCTTACAAAGTTCAACGACAAAGACTTGGCGCATGTTTTGCGTTCAGTTGACCGCGCTTGGGTGAAGGACGCCAGCCGTGATGCAAAACGCCCACGGTTCATGGTCGCCTGGCACGGCACCCCGCATGAAGTCGACGCGTTCAGTACCGACAATGTGGGCACCGGCGAGGGTAATCAGACGTTTGGCTGGGGTCTGTATTTTGCCAGTCGTCGTGAGATCGGCGCGTGGTATCAGAAGAAACTTGCCAAGCGGGCCGCGTCGTACACTTTGAATGGTGAAGACGTAGGCGCCCTGCATAAGCAGGCCATTCGCCAAGAGCAATATCAGCGCGCTTCGGTCCTGGAAGAAATTCTCCAGGGTAGAACGCCGGAAGAAATTCAAGAGTACGTCAGTGATTACAATGGCTTTAATCAAGCGGCAATCGATTTTGCCAATAGCATTACGCGTGAAAACCTGAAGGGTTTTGATCGTAGCGGCAAGGAAATCAATGCCTACGGCACACTCTATCAAGTCGACCTGGCTCCAAGCGAGAACGAATACTTACTTCTGGATGAGCCGCTAAGCGCGCAGTCTGAACAAGTACGCGCCGCACTTAGCGAATTGGCCTTGGAAGGCGATCCGCTAGGTTCCGATATTTACGCATTGTTGGAAGACCAGGAGGGTTCGGCCAAGGCGGCATCGGAATACCTCAAGACGCTCGGCATTCGCGGTAATAAGTATTTGGATGGGGTGAGCCGCAATCGTACTTATCGTCAGATTCGCGACGAGTTCTTGAATGTCCTCCCTGAAGATGCAGACATGGCCGAGGTCATGGAGATGGTCGAAGCGGGCGAATTTTCTGCAGGCAAAGAGCGCATTCTTCGTGCCCTGGACGCCGATGATTGGCTTGGGTTTGACTACCCTGCGCAGGCCATCACCGCAGCCTTGGCGGACAACATCTCACGATATGACGCTTCACGGGAGCTGATCGACGCCATTCGCGAAGAGCGTACTGGCGGCACGTATAACTACGTGATCTTCGATGGGGCCGACGTTGAGATTACGGCACGATTTGCGCGCAAGCCAAAAACGACTAAAAACCAGAACAGTCGTAATACCACGACCGTGTTTATCGGTCGCGATGCGGATGGTAAAGACATTACCGTCCAATCCGACCACCCGTCGCTAAAAGACAAGAGCAAACTGGCATCAGGGTTCAAACGCCTTTTCTTCAAAGAAGGTTTGCTCGGGGATGAAGCGTTCCAGCGCAGCATCGAAAGCATGGGCATGAAAAATCGCGATGAAATCAACATCGAGTTTTATGTTGCTGACTTCCTGGATAACGTTAAAAAGACGCTCGGCAAGCCGTATGAAAAACTTAGCGATGCTGAAAAGCTCATGCTCAATGCCGCGTTGCAAGGCGATCCGGTCAAATTGGCTCCGGGTCTACGCGCAAGCATCGACCTTATGCGCACTAGCGTCGACATGCTCTCAAGCCGCTTGCAGCAAGCGACACTCGATGAAGTCCGCTATCGCCTGGAGGACCTAAGTCCGAAACGCAAAAACGAAGCACTGGCGGTCATTGCTAAAGCCGTGCGCGGAGAAGAGGTTGCGGAAGAGGAGTGGGCGGCAATTGACCCGATTGTCGGGGCAAAGATTCGTTCATACCTGACGATCGAAGGAAATAAAGGCCATTACCTAAACCGTTCTTACCAGGTTTTTGATGACCCAACCTGGCCGGATAAGGTTGCCAAAGACAGCGCCACGATAGATGCCGCACGTCGGTATATCGAAGTGAGCCTGGACCCGGATGGTGAAATGGATTCGGTTGAGCGCGCCGACCGTGTAGAGGGCCTAATCAACAAGATTCTGCGAGTTGGCGTTGAAACCGGCAGCATGACTGCGTTTATGAATTCGCAGCAGCTCGGGCAGAAAGACTTGAGCATCATCCGCAAGCGAAAGGATATTGCTCCAGAAATTCGTGCGCTAATGGGCGAGTACAAAGACGCCCGTGTGAATTTCGTTCGTACCATGAGCAAGCTCAGTTGGCTGGTAGCAAATCACCATTTCCTAAAAAGCATTCGCGAAGACAACCTGGGCGTATTTCTTTCCAAGAAAGAATCTGGCCGTATGAGCGTTCAGATCACTGCGTCCGACCGAAACACTATGGCACCGCTTGCGGGCCTTTACGCCACGCCAGAATTTGCCCAGGCATTGAAAGACGCCGTTGAGCAAGACCCGTTGTCCGGTTGGTTCCGCTTCTACCTCAAAATCAATAGTTCGGTTAAATACGGTAAAACGGTACTGTCTCCAACCACCAGTGCGCGTAACTTCTACAGCGCCTTTATGTTTGCGTTTGCCAATGGCCATTTCAATTATGGCTATGCGCTGAAAGCCGCTGCGAATACCTGGTCCGACCTTGGGATCGGTAAGAAAAACCAGAATCGTCGCGCTTACTTGGCAAAACTTGCAGAGATGGGTGTGCTGCATGACAACCCGTACGCTGGTGAGTTACGTGCGTTGTTGGACGAAGTGGCCGACATGGACACGCTCAAGGGCAGTAAGCCAGTGCGCATGACCAAGGAGATTTTGAACTTTGCCACCAAGGTGTACCGCGCTGGTGACGATTTCCACAAGATCGTTGGTTTCGAGAATGAAAAGAAATCGCTGATGCGGTCCGGAATTCCCGAAGCACGTGCAGAAGAGTTGGCCGCCGAACGTATTCGTAACGGTTACCCGACTTATTCCATGGTGCCCAAAGCCATTCGCTGGCTGCGTCGGTTCCCATTGGTCGGTACGTTTGTGTCGTTCCCATGGGAAATGATGCGTACAAGCTGGCACCTATTCGGCATCATGAAAGAAGACATCGCCATGGGCCGTACGGCTGCGGCAACTCGCCGTGCTGCCGGACTGGCTTTGGCAGCATCGGCTGCCCAGGCGCTGTCGGCATTGACCATGGCCATGTTCGGTATTGGTGATGACGATGATGAAGCAATCCGCAAAATTGCTCCGGAGTGGCAGCGCAATGCGCAGCTCATGTATCTAGGTTTTGACGATAAGGGTATGCCGGTCTACCTCGACCTGTCGCATCTCGACCCATATACCTATCTGAAAGGGCCGGTCACAGCACTGCTCAACGGCAACAACAAAACGGCTGAAGACAAATTGTCAGACAGCATTAAAACCCTGCTTGACCCATTCCTGGCACCGGAAATTACATTCCAGGCGATTACTGAGGTGTGGAATAACCAAAACGAGTTTGGTCGAAAGATTTACAATGAATATGACGACACCTTCACTCAGACCATGAAACAAGTCGGGTACTTGTTCGGCGTTTATCCGGTAACAGATAAGACCGGGAAACTTATGCCAGGGTTTTTGACAAACCTAGAGCGGACCATGAAGGCCGCCTTGGGTGAGAAGTCGGCTGCCGGGCGCGTATTTGATCTCAGTGACGAAGCGTTATCCTGGGTCGGCTTCCGCTTCACAACCCTGGATATGACCACCGCGTTGAAATTCCGGGCCATGGAATTCAAAGACGCCAAGGCCGAGGCGGGTAGACCGATTCGCAGCGTGCTGACGAACCCCAACATTGGTGGCGCAGACCGTATGGCAAATGCCTATGAGCAATCCCGACTTTTGTGGGAAGGCAACTGGCGAGAAATGATTGCAACCGTTCGCGCCGCAAAAGCCCTTCGACTCTCCGAGCAGGAGATTGCCGAATCGCTACTCTCTGCCAATATGTCAAAGGCGGATGTCGCGCGTTTGCTAAAAGGCGAGATTCCGAAATACGTGCCCAGCTCAACTTCGCTGAAGAATATGCGGAAGCAACTTATTCAGGGATCAGAAAACCGCTCAGAAATGATGCGGGAGTGGATTGCTCGAATGCGAGCACTACAGGTTGAAGTGAAAAATCAGAAGTAGTCTGGCTTTTTATTGGCAAAGAAGTCTTTGTACAAAACCAATGTGGCGCCTGGAATCAATAAAACGTACTCCCACCAGGGGACATTGGTACGGAATGCAAAGGAATTGAGCTGACTACCTTTCCAGATCACTTTGAAGGCGCCGGCCAAGCCGTAAATCGGATAGACAACCAACACCCATATTTTTGGGATGCTAAAGTCGTAAGTTACGTCACCAAAAAACGGCAACCCAGCCAAGTAAACAATGGTGAACAGCACGCTCATCCACGCGTACAAATGAATGAGTTCGAGGGTGAACAGGTATGTTTTTCGCAGAAACACCATTCGACCATCCTACTGTAACGCGGTGGTCGCCAAAAGCACTGCTAACACAGATGCTAACATCTAAATTGAAAACTTATAAACCCCTTTCAAATCAATAGGATAAATATCCTATTCGACTCCCCTACGGGACGCCATTTTTAAGAACCCACATGTTCGCGCATGTGGGTTTTTTTCTGTCTATCTCCCGGAAACTCCTTGCCCCATAAGGGTTTCCGGCGAGTGCCTATCCGGTGATCTTCAAACCTCAATCCACTTTTGGCCACGATGTTATCGTGATTTTTGATAACATTTTGGCTAACATTCGGCTATAGGGGAGCCTAACCCTAGTTCGACTCCTCTATAGGACGCCTAACCCGGATAACAGGAATTGAGGAAATTTATGACCGTGAAGCGAAAAGGTATGTCCGATGCTGAAGTGCGCAAACTCGACGTGCCAGGGCGTCATTACGTGGCGGAGGGATACTTCATTCGCATCAGTCCTAACGGGCGGAAGACATGGCTGCATAAGTTGGGGAAGACCAAGTTCGTGACCCTGGGCAATGTCGACGAATTGGCGACCCTGGCGGCTGCGAAAAGGCGGCGCGACGAATTGCTGGTGACTGGTGAGTTGACCAAAAACGAGCCAACGCCCTTAGACCGAATCAGTTTTGGCGAGGCGGCAGAGCAGTATCTGTCCCTGGCAAAGAATGGCTGGAAGATTCCGGAAGATCGTACGGTGTCAAAAACCGAGCAACGGTGGAACAACATCATTGAGCAGTACATTGTCCCGGTCCTCAAGGATCGACCCGTCCTGTCGTTGACGCCCAGAGATTGTGCTGAGGTGCTGCGCCCGCTGTGGCATGACAAGCATCCGACCGCACTCAAGGCGCGTCAGTACATGGAAAAAGTGATCCTGTCGGTTTCCGCCCAGGCCAATCGGTCCGATAACCCGGCGGCGTCCGCGCTGATGAATGCGATCCTGTCCCCCTACAAGCACAAAGCCGAACACCATCGCGCCCCGGACCCCGACGACCTGCGGAAGTTGCTCAAGGGATTGCGCTATTCGCACGTCTCACATTGGGCAATCCGTTGGCTTGCGGCTTCGGTAACGCGCACGAGCACGGCGCGCTTTGCCCACACCGACCAGGTAAACGATTTGACGCAATCCTGGGATGTGCCGCCGCAGTACACCAAGATGGGAGATTTGTTCCGCGTGCCGCTCACTGACCCAATGAAAGAAATACTGGAGAATGCAGATGAGGGCTGGTTGTTTGCATCGACAAGCGGTAAGCCCATTTCCGACAATGCGCTGTATCAGTTCACACAAAAACGCGGATTGGATTGGACCCCGCACGGTATCCGAAGCACGTTCCGCACCTGGGCGCAGGACCAGGGGATTGAATGGAAAATTGCTGAGGTGTGCATTGACCACCGCAAACGCAACGACGAAGTGGAGTCCCCCTATGCGCGCTCAGACATGTTGGAGCTGCGACGCCCCATCATGGAGAAATGGGCAAATGAAGTGATGCGCTAACCCGCGACTTTTTTCCAATAATTCCGCACTTTTCTCGCATCCCAGCGCAATGACTTTCCAAAGTTGGCAGGCTTTGGAAAGCTCGGCTTTTCCTTCTGCCATTCTCGAATCGTCTTCTCGGTAACCTGGAAGTATGCGGCGACTTGCTGAATGGTCGCCGGACCGTCTGTAGGGAGGGCGTCTTTCGGCGCTGTGATCGTCTGCATCATCTGCAGCAGACTACGCACTTCCGTCAGGTTTGGTTGGTCTTCAAGGATGACTTTCTCGTTCACGGGGCATTCCTTTTCATCGCATCGAGCAACAGGTCCTGGACCTCGCGCTTGGATTCGCGGCGGGCCATCACCAGTTCGTCGACGGTATCGCGGGCGATGATGTGGTAGATAAAAACAGGGCGGTCGTGCCCGGCTTGTGCCTGGCGCGTTGGGCCGATGCGCTCAACAATTTGTTGAAATTCTTCCAAGTTCCACCAATGGCCAAAGAACGCCAGGATGTTGCCGCCATCCTGGAGGTTGAGGCCATGCCCGGCGGAAGCAGGGTGGGCAAACAGCAATGGGATTTTTCCAGCGTTCCAGTCGTCGATGGTCTGCGGGTCTTTGTCGAGCACACGACCTTTGGGAAACGCCTTCTGTAGTCGGGCCAGGTCGGATTTGAAATGGTAGGACACCAAAACCGGCATCCCGGCGGCTTCTTCAATCACTTCTTCCAGGGCCTGTAGCTTGGCGTCATGCACCTCTTCATACGCCGAGGCCGCTTCGTCGACATACACAGCGCCATTGGCAATTTGCAAACACTTAATTGTGCGTGACGCTGCGTTAAACGCTTCAATGTCATTGTCCTGGAAGGACATAAACATCTCGCGTTCCATGTCGTTGTACAGCTTGCGCACAGCGTCAGGCAGGTCGACTTCAATGGTGGTGACAATCGGTTCACGAATATCAAACCAATCTCGCGCATCTAAAGACAAGCACAAATCGCGCAGTCGGTTCTCAATTTCACCGCGCGCATGAGGGTAGGGTTCGAGCTTCACTGCATGGGGGTCGGCGCCGACACGTTCAGAGCGAAACCAACGGTCGGTAAACCCACGAAACGACCGACCCAAACGTTCGCCTCGATCAAGAAACCAGGCTTGCCCCCACAAGTCGATCAGGCCGTTGGGGCTGGGTGTTCCGGTCAATTCAATGAAGCGTGTGGCATGCGCATGTGCCACCTTGCCCAATGCCTGGGCGCGCTTGCCGCCCTGGCGTAAACGAAAACCTTTGAGCTTGGTGGATTCGTCGGCCACGATCTTCTTGAACGGCCAGCGAGTGCCAAAATGCTCTACCAGTTTGGGTAGGTTTTCATAATTGGTGGTGTACACCGGCGCGTCTTTCTTTAGTGCAGCAGCGCGTTGCGCAGGCGTGCCGACAATTGGAACAATTTCCACGTCAGATAAGTGCGCCCACTTTTTCGCTTCGCTGGGCCAGGTTGATTGCGCAACACGCAACGGCGCAACCACAAGCGCCGGTCCGGGTTCAACCAATTCCAATGCGCTCAATGCCGTAAGCGTCGCGGTGGTTTTACCCATTCCCATTCCTGCCCAAATGCCACAACGCGGATGATCAAGAATGTGCTCGATGATCTGCGTCTGGTAGGGGCGCGGGACAAAGGTTTGGCGAGCGGTCATGAGTAAGTCTTTCCCCCTAGTGCCAATGAGTCTGCCCAGGTTTCGCAATTGACTGCAGGTCGATGCTGCAATTCACGCAGCAGGATGTCGGAATCCAGTCGCTTGCTAGTCTTTAGTTTGAAAAACCACTGGTACTGAGGGTGTCGCACGGCAAACAAGCGTGTGAATAAGGCGACGAAATCATTGTTGATTTTGAAGTCGTCGCCTTGTGTCACCACGCTGGTTTCCCAGCGAATACGATTGGCCACCAGCCATCCGCTCAACCGAGTTTTGCCACGTTCAATCGCTTCAAAACAAAAGCGTTCAAACAGCGCGTAAAACTCTGGGTTGGCGCGGTGCCATTGCAACCAGCGTTTGCCAATGTCGCTTTCGCTCATCAACCGATAAAAACGCGGCTCATCGATCGATTTGATTACCGGCTTCATTGGTTCTTTTTCCAGAATTCAACAAACGCCGCCGTGCCAAATGCTGCAAACACAAACACGCTTGCCAGGGCGATTGAGGCTAAATAAAACGGCGTAATCGACAGGTGCCATAAAAACAAAGCGCTGTCTTTCATAGTGCGCTTAATCGCCGCAGTGCTCATGCGTCGACCCCCATGGCCAAGGTCAGCATGGCCGCCGCAAATGCAGCGATTGCAAGCAATGCGAAAATGGCGCCGGTGCTGTCGCGCTTGGATTGATCTACCAAAGGCAGGTCCTCATGCGCAGGCGGAGTAGGATCGGCAGCAAGTGGATTGACCACGCTGAGCATGGGCGATTCGTTTGCAGCAGTCTTGCTTGCGGCTTTCTTTACCGCTTTCTTCACCGCGTCCTTGCGCTTTTTGATGTTCACAGGTTCGCTCAGTGCGCGCTCCAAGCTCCAGCCTTTGCGCAGGCGTGCGTACACCGTGCCTGGCGGAAGGTTCGCGTCGCGTGCGGCTTGTGCGATGTTTTCAATCTTTTTGGCTTTAGATACTTTGGCCATTTCACTTCTCCTTGGGGTGGTCTAACAACGCCTCGACGGCGTTGAGGGAATCAATTACGGCGATGCGTTGGCCCATGGCGCGCATGCGGTCGTGTTCACGTACCTGATGGGGTTCCGGGGTTTTGCCGGGGGCCTTTAGCTCGACCCATACGGTCAGGTCAGGCAGCATGACCAGGCGATCCGGCGCGCCACGGCGGCCGACCCAGCGCACTTTGCGCACTTCGCCGCCCATGGCTTTCACGCGTTGCACCAGGTATTGCTCGATGTCGCGCTCTCTCATGCCGCTGCCCCAATCTCTGTGAGGACGGAGTGGGCTTCTTGGATGTACCAGTCATAATCAATGTCGTCCGGCAGCGTGTCTGGCAGCTCCATCAAGGGGCGGGCGCCTTCACTGCGCGGTACGGTGTAGCCATTGATCTTGTAGGTCAGGGGACCATCCACACCATGGGCGTAGTACCAGCGGATTGCTTTGCCCAGGAACTGGCCTGCCTGGTCAACGGCACCTCCTTTCACAGTGCGGATGGTCACAAACTTGCGAATGTCGTCGCAGTTGCGCACGGTCTGCGCAATGTCTTGGCCAAACTTGAGCTTGGCCAAGATGGCATCGGTCACAATTTCATTGACGGGGTTTTTCTGCAATGCGGCAGGGGTGTATGCACCTTTGACTTTGTAACCCTGGTCTTTGATTGCGATGTAGTTACTAACATCGCGTGAGTACAAGGCGGTGTAGTGCGTCTCTTCGGTTTCAAAGCCGGTGCGCATCTCCCATTCCCAGATGATGAAATCCATCATTGCGCGCAGATTGCGCGGGCACTTGATCACAATGCCGTCGGTGTTCGCGCTGACCACCGGGATGCCTTCGCTTTCCAGCATCTCGATCAGCATCAGCAGCGACAGTTGCCCGGTAAGCGTGGTTTGAATCAGCAGCTCGGGCGAATACAGCACCGAATAGGGCGAGCCGAATTTGCCAAACGATCCGTTAATGGTGATCTTGAGGCTATCGGCCGTTACCTTGTCGCCGTTGCGCTTGGCTTCCAAACGTTTGCGCACAATGTCGCGGTAGACATTGGTGAAGTGATCTCCCATCTGCGCGGGCTTTAATCCACAGTTGAGAATGATGGAGGGGTAATAACTGGCCACGTCACGATCAACCAGGATGTACTCATCGTCGCTCACATGCGCTGCGCGCTTCTCGGTGGAATGCAAACCACCAATGCCCATCTGATACGTGCTGTTGCCGATGGTGACTTTGAGGTCGCTGATCTCTTTCGGTTTTTTGACGCTGCCTGAATCGTTAGTCATGAAGGTGGTCTGACGAATCACCTCCAGGGCGCGTTGCGGCGGCTCGGTTTGAAACCAGATGAAGTGCGGGACTTCATAATGAAAGGCATGGCCGCCTTTGATCACGGGCTTGCGCAGCTTGTTGTTGAGCAGCAGCTCGACTTCGCTGCGGATCACCGCTTCAGCAATTTGCGCATCGGATTTGCTGCGCAGGTCCATGCGGTATTTCTCGCCCAGTTGTTCACGCAGTTGGATTTGCGGAAGCAGGGTTTCGTAAAGCAAAGCCGTGGTGTGTAAATCGTTTTCGCAATATGTCTTTAATTGCTCACGATCTTCGGCACTGATGTCGGCGTCCGGATCAATCGGCAAATCCTGTAGCTTAGGGGCGTGCATGCGACCGCCGTAAATCTTGAGGCTGGCCATACCAGGGGCGACTTCGATCAAGTCGATGTGGTCACACTCGATGGGATCAATCCCCAGGGTCCAATACTTCAGGTTGTTGAGGATGATGCGATCGGAGTAAGACTTGATCTTCTCGCAATCGGCGCCTTGTACGGCCAGGCTCAGTAACGGTAGGTCAAAGTTGTTGCCGTTAAAGCTCACCAGGGTGAAGGCGCGCAGCACTTTCAGCACACGCTCTGCATCCAGGGGATGCCCTGGAAACATCTCGAAATGCAGGATGTTTTTGGTGACGATGTTGAGAAACGACACCAGGAAGTAATTGCGGTACACCTCGATGTCGTAGGCCAGGACCGGCTTGCTCATGCGGCACGTCTCCGCGCGCTTTCAAACCGCGCTTCGCGCGCTGCCGTCGCCGCCACAACTAAACGTGCGTCGTCGGCGCTGTATCCTTTGTCGTCATCCGGTAAGCAGGCATTGCCGCAAACGCGTGCGCCACGCCCATCAAATTCCATACCGGGCTTGCCGCACTGGGGGCACACGCAAAACATGTAGGAAATGTCCCAGCCCACTTCGCTGCCGTTGTACGGTTCAATCAACCAGGTGGTGTCAAACAGGTTGCGGCCACTGGAGAGTTTGACCCCATCGGCAAAGTCGTTGCCGTGGTGGTGCAAGTACGGGTCACCGCAGCGAAAGGTCGCCGCCTTTTGGGTGGCGCGACACAGGTCGTGGAGCTTGTCTTCTTCCTCTTTGCTCGGTGCGTCGGCCTTAATCTCTACCCACAGTCCATTGCGCACGGCGGGTAAATAAAAGTCGGGTAAATACCAGCCATGGCGAGTGTCATAGCCGTTGGGTTCGTATTCGTATGCGATACCCAGGGTGTCAAAAAACACGGCCCAGCGCGCTTCCAAGCGGGAACGAAAGCGATAGCCGTTGTAGCGCGTTTCAATCGGTTGAATCGTAGGTTCTGGCATAACGATCTAATGTCTCTAGGGCGTGCAGTAAACGAATGCGGTCCACTTCCGCCTCGAAGTTGCTGGGGTTGCGGTCCAGTAACTTCGAGGCATGGCGGAGCCGAGCCTGTAGTGATTTGCGATAGCCGGTAAGCGTGGGCGATTTACGCAACATGCTTCTTGGCAACAAACAGCGCGCAGTAATCCACCGCGCTGACGATGGGGCGTACGCTGTGCCCTTCGTTTTCACGGTTGGCGCTGACAATCGGCGGGTTGAAGTAACAATGCCCGAGACCATCACGCGCACCGCCGCCCTGGTAATAGGCGCATTCCAAGCAAATGCCCTTACCCATCACACCAGTCCTGCCAACAGTTCGTCGTCTGAAATTGCTTCAAACTCATCTTCATTGGCGGCAGCGCCACCAGAGAAGGCTTCACCATCGCGCAGGAATTGCACGCCGCGCAAGGTGGCGTTGATGCGCTTGCCGTAGTTGTTGTCTTGTGCCCAAAGCTCAATGCTGGCAATGACGTAGCAGCCGGCATAGGGCTTACCGTCGGCCAACACCAAGGGGGTGGTGTCACGATCCACGACCGAGGGGCGGGTCTTGTTGCGTGCATTGACAAACACGTTGCCGGCAAAGCCCGCGTAGTTCGCTTTGATGTCACCGTCGTGCAGCGGCAGCTTGTCCTTCAGGGTCAGTTCTTTCTTGATCTGATCCCACTTTGCGCCCCACTTTTCTTTACCCACAACATCGGTTGCTTTCGCCAGCTCATCGACAGAGGCGTGATCAGGTTCCATGATGAAGCTCGCAGAAAAGGCGGCGTTGTCGTCACCGTTAAACGAGCGCGCTTCAAACAATTGCGGAAACGCAAGGCGGACATTGGTCAATTTGACTTTCATAAAAATCTCCTAACAGAGGGGGTTACGCGACAGCATCGAAATCACTGTCAATTTGGAGCGCAGGACGTTTGTCATGCACAGGCGCAACCGACGGCTTGCCATCGGATTGCGTAATCAGGGCTTGTAAGGCGGTCCACTGACGCGGACCCAGTTCGCCAGACTTACTGAGCTTTTCGGCCGCAGTCGGGCTGATCAGCGCGTAGTTGTACATTTGCTCGTGCTTGAGCCTGGCCTTCTTCAGCGCATCGGCCACGTCGTCTTCGTTGGTCCACTTGCGGGCACCACGACGGCCTTCCACCAACTTGTAGCCACGAATGCTTTGCCCGTTGAGTAGGCGGCGTTCGATTTCTGCACGGATGGCTTTGCACCAGGCTTCGATCATGTCCACCTGATCCATGGCATGCGCCAGGTGGTCGGCGTCGGTCTCGGCGTTGGGTTCGGGCAGCGCCTCAAACTCATCTTCAATGAGCTGACTGAGGGCTGGACAGGTGGCCTTGGCTTTGCACCAGCGGCATTGCTTTTCACCAGGGTTCAGTTCCGTACTGGTGAGGGTGCGTTGCGCAGCCGCATGGGCTTCTGCAGCAAACTCATTCAGCTCCTGGACACTGAGGTCCCATTCGCTGATGTGATTCAGGCGCGGCTGGTGAATGACCATGCGCACGCGATGAAACTCACCGAGCATGCCGAAGTCATTCAATGCGCCCAGGGCATAGAGCTGAAGTTGTTCGTTTTCCGGGGCATACACCCGCACACCACGGCCATATTTCAGGTCATGCACTTGCAGCTCATCCCCGACGATGGCGATGGCGTCACTGGTGCCAAACGATTCCGGTATGCCGATGGCGTCGGAGAAATTGACCCGCTGCTCGACAAACACTTGATGGCCGTCGGTGTACTCCTCCAGGCTGTCGAGGTAGGTTTGCACGTGACTGACCATCTCGTCGTCGACCACAAACTCACGCTCGCCCACGGGGATGGTGCGACCGAAATAGGCCGAGGCGGGATTCCTTTCGGTCAAGGCGACGGCGGCAATCTCATGGGCGGCGGTGCCTTCGTCGGCAAACGCACTGGAGGTGTCTGGAAAATCGGCTTCCAGGGCGACGCTACCGGGGCAGTGCATCCAGCGATGGGCACCACTCGGGGACAACTTTGCGTGCGCCTGCATCCTTACGCCTCCGCCAGCACTTTGCGACCGGCATCCATGAAGGCGCTGTACTGCTCAGCTTTGAGTTCCGGTGCGGTGCTCACGCCGAATTGGCCCAAGAGGCGGACCGCCGCATCGCGACCGCCTTTCTTCACAATGTCCAAAATCAGCACGCGCACGTCGTCGGCGCTGAGGTTGGTTGCAGGTTCCGTAGCCGGGGTGGGTGCGGACGCCGCGGCCGGGGCAGGGGCGGCTTCGGCTGGTTCCACTTCAATGGCCTTGGCCTCGCGGTAGGCGTGTGCCTGGACATCCACTTCCTGGCTGTAGGCTTTTTGCATGATCTGAATCAGCGAGCTGATGTTCTGGTTCAGTTCTTGGAGTTGGGTTTCAAGCATGGGATCTCTCCTGACGGGTTTTGTGGGTCCAGGCGATGCGGGCCATGGCGAGCAAGGCATCGACCGGATGGGAGCTGAGGACGGGGGTGACCACGCCGTGCAGGCGGACGGCATAGGCACGGCCAGGGACCAGGGGCTGCACGCTCATGCGCAAAACCCTGTTGTGAAATGCGGGCTTAGGAGAGCAAAACGGGACGTTTTCATGCGCTTTTCCTGTTGTGTTGTACAAGATAAGGCGCACTCTAGCAGCACAATGTTGTGTTGTGCAACTGTTTAGTTGTGAAAAATGCGAAAAAAAACGTCCTATGTAGGACGTTTCTCAAAAAAGAGGGTGCGGGGCGGCCGATTTCGGCCCGGAATGCGACTTAGAACAGCGGCTCGTCGGGGTATTCGGCGCTCAGCTCATCGAGCGCGTCGCTGTCGCTGATTGGATCGTCGTTGAAGTCTTGAAACACGCTTTCACGGCGCAGCAGGTCCTTGGCGGCCTCATCTGCAGAAGACACCACGACCAGGGTGACGCGCAGGACCTCGGCATCTCGCGCCAGGCGATTGAGCGCTCTGCGGACTTGTTCGGTTTCCATGACCCGTGTGTCTTCGCAGACCAAATACAGCAGGCACGCACGACGATGGCCTTCCTGCAGGGAAAGCAGCATCAGGTTCAGCAGGTCGTTGCTGAGCGGGCGAGCATCCAGCAGGGGCGGCTGATCGCTATAGGAACGACGCAGCACCGGCGCCCGCTTCAAGGTGGCCACAAAATGCTCGGAAACGTAGTCATAGACGCGGCGAGCGCCGTTGACGTCGATCGCTTCTTGGGTGGCGGCATCGGGCACATGATTGCGCACCAGCTCCAGTGCAGCGTCATGCGCGGTGACCCATCGCATCATCCGGCTGCGGTGTTCTGTGCGCAGCCGATCGCTTTCGCGACGCTGCGGCGTGCCGCTGCCTACGTTGTCGCGGTCGATCTTGCGAAACGCTGCATCCACCGGGGAGAGGGGAATGCGCTCTTCTTCAACCGCGCGCGCCAGCTCCGAGCCTTTGCCGAGCACGGCCAGGACTTCGGGGATGCGGCGCTTGGGAATGTAGCCCCGTGCCTTCCACAAGCTAATGGCTTGCTGGGTCACGTTGAGCTGCTCGGCCAACTGCTCCTGGGTCATTTCGATCCGTTGTAGATCGCCCTCCAAGATCAGGGCCAAGTCGGCGATCGCGTCAGACTCCGACATAAATGAAAACCTCCAGTGAAACCGTTTATTTTGTCTGCCAACCTGTTGTTGTAACAGTTTGTAACAACAGCATTCCTACGCTATCACAACTGTTTTGTTGTGTAAACATCAAAAAAGTCAGCGTTTTGGGGGGTTCCCTACTTGTATTTTGTTGTACAACTAAATACGATCGGCCAATTCCCATGGAGGTTGTGATGACATCAACAAAAACCGGCATTGAAGAAGCCGTACTGGCGGCAGGAAGCCAATCCAATCTCGCCCGACGTTTGGGCGTCTCTCAGCAATTCATCTCCACCTGCCTGCGCCGCGGCTACGTGCCCACGCGCCGAGCGGTGGAAATCGAAGCCCAATTCGGCGTGCCGCGCAAACGCCTGCTCAACCCACGCCTGGTGGACCTGGTGGACTTGGGGACCTGCGGATGAACGCAGTGTCCAAGCTCAATCCGCACTTAAAAGACATTCACGCCCCCAGCGCCCTGCGCAATTTGCAGGGTTGGCTCATCTGGCGATACGAAGAGGACGAGTCGCAAGAAAAACCCCGCAAGGTGCCGTATTACACGGCTGGCGGTCGTCGCCATGGCGTCCAGGGTGGGGCGGAGGACCGCTCTCAGCTCACCACGTTTGAAGCCGCCAAGTCGGCCGCCGCCCGGCGCGGGTTCGATGGGGTCGGGTTCGCGTTGCTCCCCGAGTGGGGCCTGGTCGCCTTGGATTTCGACAATTGCATCGACGCCCAGGGCCTGCACCCCACCGTACAAACCTTGGTCGCCGGCACCTACGCTGAGTATTCCCCCTCGGGCCAGGGCGTCCGCGCGTTCATGCGCGGGCATTTGGCCAATCGCAAATCGCAAGACCCGCCGTTTGGGTTTGAGACGTTTTCCGACAAGGGCTATGTGACCCTGACCGGCAACACCCTGGACTTGACCGAAATGCTCGGCGCGCACGACACCATCCTCGATCTCAGCGAAGAGGTGCGGGCGTATTACCTGGAGCGATTCGGCGCCGAGCGTGCGTTCAGTGATCCGTTAGACGCGCAGCCCATGGGCTTGACCGACGCCCAGCTCCACGACGCCTTGGACGTACTCGATCCCGACATGGAGCACGATGCCTGGTTGCATGTCGGCATGGCCCTGCACCATGAGACCCAGGGCCAGGGTTTCACGTACTGGAACACCTGGTCCAAGCGCGGCAGCAAATACCCCGGCGAAGCCGTCTTGCACAGTCGCTGGAACTCCTTTGGCCGTGCCACCGGCCGCGTGGTCACGGCCCGTACTCTGGTGCAAATGGCCGCCCGCAATGGCGCCCACATCGGCACCGTCATCTCTTTGGATGAGTTTGAAAACCTCGACGCGCAGACCCGTGAGGAGTCCCCCATGCCCGGAGCGCCGCACGACCCTGTGGCCCAGGCCGCGTTACCTTCCAGCACACCGGACCTAACCCGTGCCGCCAACGATTTACGCTACCAGCCCGTCCCGGCGGCACAATTCAGTCAGGGCACACCGCCGTCGTGGATTGTGAAGGGCCTTGTGCCCAAGGCCGAGTTGCTGGTCCTGTTCGGGGAGTCTGGCTCGGGTAAATCCTTCTTGGCCCTGGACCTGGCGTTCAGCATTGCCCGCGGCACGCCTTGGCGCGACCACCGGGTCAAACAAGGCCGCGTGGTCTACCTCGCCGCCGAAGGCGGGGGCGGCTTTCGCAAACGCCTCAGCGCCTATGCCTTGCACCATGGCATCGACCTCCAGGGCGTACCGCTGGATGTCATTCACGCCACCCCAAATTTCCTTGAAAAGAAAGACGCGCTCGATGTGGCCAAGGCCATTGCCCACACCGGCAAAGCCTCGGTGGTCGTGGTCGACACCTTTGCCCAGGTCATGCCTGGCGCCAATGAAAACGCCGGCGAGCACGTCGGCCAGGCGCTGGCGCACTGTCGCGGGATCCACATTGCCACCGGCGCCTTAGTGATCCTCGTGCATCACGCCGGCAAGGACGCCAGCAAAGGCGCGCGCGGCTGGTCGGGCTTACGCGCAGCGGCCGATGCTGAGCTGGAGGTCATTCGCACCAAAGAGGGCGATCGCTACTTCCGCGTCTCCAAGCAAAAGGACGGCGAAGACGGCTTGGCCTATGGCTTCAAGCTCGACGTCGTGGCCGTGGGCACGGACGAAGACGGCGATGTCATCGATTCCTGCGTGGCGGTGGAGTCCGACGTACCGCGCAGCCAGGGCACGGTGAAAAAGCGCAAGCTCGGGGCCAATGAGCAATTGGCGATGGACGTGATCGTGCAGACCGTCCCGACCGACGGCGCCGGCATTGCGCTGACCTACCTCGTCGACACCCTGGTGGACCGCATGGATGCGCCAGCCGAAGGCGGGCGGGATACCCGCAAGCAACGCGCTCAGCGCGCATTGAAAAAGGTGTTGGACATGGACGATGCCGCGTTCTACCAGGACGGTGAGCACGTCAAGGTCCTGGCATGAGCACGACGATTGAAAACAACGCACCACAAGGAGCACGACGATGGCAAAACCCAAAACCCTTTGGCTTGAGATTGAGGTCCCGGAATGGGCGCAGTGGATGGCGCAGGATGCCGATGGCGAGTGGATGTTTTATGAAGAGCGTCCCACCCCAACCGGCACCTACCATCCTGAAGAGGGCGTCCCGTCCCATTGGCAATCGGATGGTGTCAGTGTCGAGATTGCGTTTGGCCCGAAGCCGCGTGATTGGACCCGTGAGCTGTGGTCTGTCTACTGAGACCAGGGTTTGGGGAGTCGAATGAAGCCGTTAAGCCGTGAGGCCCTTGCGCTGCTGCGCCACCAGGCACACGACCCGGCGCTCAATCCCTTGGGCTTGTCCTGGTCGGTGATTTACCGACGCGTCCAGGTGCTGCACTGGTCCGTTGAGAAGGCGTTTGCAACACCGCAGATGAGTCGAAGTGAGGCTGCCAGGATCGCGGCAAAGAATCCCTATTGGCGCAATTTCACGCTCAAAACCGGATCAAAAAACGGTGGGTGAAGGGGCCGTGACGGGGGTGAAAAACCGATGGCAGGGGGCGCATTGCTCTTTGCAAAGTTTTGCAAGTTTGCACTTTTTTGCGGGTTCAGATGTGCAACGTGCAACACGGTGCAACGTGGTGCAACTTGTTGCACGTTGCGCAAGGCGTCGATCTGCAACGCGCTGCAACACGGGTCTATAGACCGTGTTGCACGTTGCAGCGATGCGGGGTGTTTTCAGTGCTGAATCTGCAATTTTTTGCAAACCTGGAAGAGAAACGCTCAACGACAAAAACCCTGCAATTTTTTGCAAAAAGCACAACCAAAGGAGGCCACCATGGCTGGAAAAATGAGGACCGATCCCGAGACTGGATTGACCGACCGTGAAGAGAAATTTTGCCAAGAGATGGTGCTGCATTCGAGTATGACCAAAGCCTATCGCGCATCCTACAGCACCGAGAACATGAAGGACGTGTCGGTGCGCAGTGCCGCGCATCGGGTGACCAAACGCCCCCTAGTGGAAAAGCGCATTGCCCAGCTCAAAGCGGAAATGGCCGAGCGGTATGAGGTCACCCAAGAGTCGTTACTGGCCGAGCTGGAAGAGGCCCGGCAAATGGCCCTGCGCGCCAAGCAATCCTCCTCGGCCGTTGCGGCGACCATGGGAAAGGCCCGCCTGGTGGGTATGGACAAACAGATCATGAGCAATGATCCGGAAAACCCGCTGCCCAGTCTGATTCAGATTGAGGTCGTGCGTCCATGAGTAAGCTCAAGTGGCAGCTTACGGAAAAGTTTGAGCCGTTTCTACAACCCAATCGCTACAAGGTCGCCTATGGCGGTCGTGGCTCCGGTAAATCCTGGTCGGTCGCGCAGCTCCTGGTGACGAAGGCGTTCCAGGAGCGCACACGGGTCCTGTGTGCCCGCGAAATCCAGCGCAGTATCGAAGACTCGGTGATCCAGTTGTTGGCCGATACCATCGAGCGCATGGGCTTGCAGGCGTTCTTTGAGGTGCAAAAGACACAAATCCTGGGTAAAAACGGATCGCGCTTTTTCTTCGCCGGTTTGAAATCCAATGTCACCAAGATCAAGTCGTTTGAAGGCATCGACATTGTGTGGGTCGAAGAGGCCGAGAGTGTGACCAACGCGTCCTGGGATACCTTGGTGCCAACGATCCGCAAACAAGGCTCCGAGATTTGGGTGACGTTCAATCCTATGGATGAGTTCGATGCCACCTACCAGCGCTTTGTGCTGACGCCGCCGCCGGATGCCTATGTGGTCAAGGTCAATTGGTCCGACAACCCCTGGTTCCCCAAAGAGCTGGAGCGTGAGCGGGTGCATCTGCAAACCACCAACCCGGATTTGTATGAGCACATCTGGGAGGGCAATCCGTTTGCCAACAAAGACGGCGCGTACTACGTGAAGTATGTCAACTTGCAGCAGGTTACCTCGGTGCCGATCGAGAAGGGCCTGGTGGTGCATAGCGCCTGGGACTTAGGCGTTTCCGATGCCACCGCCATCTGGATGTTCCAGGTGCATGGCAGCCGTGAGATTCGGTTTGTGGATTACTACGAAGCCACCGGCGAGGGCTTGCAGCATTACGTGCAATGGCTCCATGCCTGGCGCGCAGAGCACGGTGCCATCTTCGGTCGGCACATTGCGCCACACGACATCCGCGTGCGCGAGCTAGGCTCGGGCCAGTCGCGCCTGGAGACCGCTCGCAACCTGGGCATTGAGTTCGACATCGCGCCGTCGTTGCCGCTTGCAGATGGCATTGAGCAAGTGCGCAACCTGCTGCCGAATGCCTGGTTCGATGAAGGGCGTTGCAGTCAGGGCCTGCGCATGCTGCGCAATTACCGCAAGGAATGGGACGACGCCCGGCAGGCGTACAAGTCACGCCCTGTGCATGACGCCACCAGCCATGCGGCCGATGCCATGCGCTATTGCGCCATCAGCTCCCACCTCTGGGGCGCCATTGGTGGTCTTGGGGCAGCGGGGGTCACACCACAACGCGCACGCGTCTTCACGGCCGCAGGCGATTCACTGATTGGGTACTGACATGGGACGCAAAGCACGCATCAATCAATACATCGAAGAGCTGATCCTGGAATGGGCGACTTGGAATTGCCGCATGCTGGAGCAGAGTTGCATCGGCTTTCCCAAGATGACGGCTGAGTCCCGAATGCGCGACGGCATGTTGGGCAATGGGGGCAGCGGCGGTAGCCGGGCGCCCGAGGTCATGATGCCGCGACGCTTGGCCACCGTGGACTTAGCCATTCGCCGGATGCCTGCGCCGTGTCGCGTGGCGCTGGAGGTGCGTTACTGCCAGGCATGGGATGCAGATAAGAAACCGAGCGGTGCGTTTTGGCGCAACCTCAATGATGCGCACGTGTGGATTGAAGCCGCGTTGTCGTTGGCGCGCGGGTGAAGAAAAAAGGCGCGGATTTTTTCAAACAGGGCCGGGGGGTGTTGCGACCCCCATGCACACCCCAAGCGCGCTGTGGGTGTGTGGGAATAGGGGGAAAAATAGCGCGGGTAAACTTTTCAAACCTACAACCAAAAGGTTGTAGCAACGTGTTGATTTTAAAAGGAAAATGCTTGACTTTGCGCCCCGTTTCAGGTAAGGTCCGCGCTATCTTGGGAGTTTTGCCCGTACCGACTTTTGAAGTGCATGATCTCCTCCAGCTTAACCCGCCCACCGGCGGGTTTTTTTATGCCCAATACCTTTCCGCAGACTTCTCATTTAAGACGGTACGCTTTGACGGAAAGTGCGGGCGCCCTATGCAAAGAGCCGCATGAACCCAGCCATCCCCATCAACGCCGCTGAATTGATCGACCTGGATCAAGCACGCCTGGAAGCCGAGCGTGTTGCTGCCGAGAAAATGGCCGAGCTGGGTGCGTCTCTGCAAGCGCAAGCCGAAGACTTGAGTAAATGGCGAGACGGTATTGAAAACCGTTGGCTGGAAGATTTGCGTCAGTTCAACGGGCAATACGACGTTGCGACCCTGACCAATCTGAAGAAGGCCGGTAAGTCCTCGGTGTTTGTGAACATCACGCGGCCGATGATCAACAGCTCAGAAGCACGCCTGGCGGACATTCTGTTTCCCACCGACGATCGCAATTGGGACATCAGCCCAACGCCGGTGCCGGACATCCCCAACTGGGATGAAAACGAAGACCCGATTGGTATGACCCCAGAAGGCAATCCGATTCAAAAGCGGGATTTTGCCAAGGGCGTTAAAGATGAGTTGATGCGCGAAGCGCGCAAACGCGCCGATGCCATGCGCGAAGAGATGGATGATCAATTGGCCGAAGCCAAGTGGGCGTCGACCTGTCGTGATGCGATTCACGATGCGTGTTTGTACGGCACGGCCATTATCAAGGGTCCGGTCATTCGCGGTCGTGTGCGCAAGCGCTGGGGCAAGATGGATGACCCGGCTACGGGGCAAACGGTGCGTGTACTGGAAATGACGCGCGACATGCGTCCGTGGGCCGAGCGCGTTGATCCGTGGGATTTCTTTCCCGACATGAGCGCACGACGCATGAGCGAGGCGGAGTTTGTATTCCAGCGCCATGTGATGAGCCGCAAGGAATTACGCGACCTGGCCAAGCAGCCAGGGTTTTTCAGCGCGCAAATCAATCGCGTGCTGATGAACGAGAAGGATCGCGAGCAAACCGCAACGCACCTGGCCGAGATGCGCCGTATCAGTGGCCTGGAAGAGGTTGGGCGCTATCGCTATGAGGTGTGGGAGTACCACGGTCCGATCGACAAAGACGACTTGGAAGCCTGTGGCGCCGAGGTGGATCACGATGACCACCTGACCGAAGTGAACGGCGTGGTGTGGTTTTGTGATGGCGAGGTGATTTACGCCGAAATCAATCCCATGGACACCGGCGATTTGCCCTACAGCGTGTTCAATTGGGAGCAAGACGACTCCAGTATTTTTGGTTACGGACTGCCGTATTTGTTGCGCAATTCACAGTCGGTAATCAATGGCGCATGGCGCATGGCGATGGACAACGCCGGTCGTACGGCCATTCCGGAAACGGTGGTGAACGATGCGGTGATCGAGCCGGTAGACGGCGAGTGGGTGTCCAAGCCGGGTAAATACTGGCGGGTGAAGACGCCGGGCGTGAATGTCTCGCAGGCGTTTGCGAAGTATGAAACCAACAGCCATTTGAACGAACTGTTGGGGATCTTCAATCAGGCGCTGCAGATGGCGCGTGAGGAGTCCGGGATTCCGGCAGTGGCGCAAGGTGAGGTGGGACCCACCCCGGTGCAAACGGCCACGGGCATGTCGATGCTGATGAACCAGGCCAACACGCTGTTGCGGCGTGCGGTGAAGAACTGGGACGACGACATTACCAAGCCGTTTATCCATCGCTTGTACGACTGGAACATGCAGTTTTCCGACAAGGAAGAGGTCAAGGGTGACTTTGAGATTGTTGCCCGCGGCAGCTCAGCGCTGTTGGTGAAAGAGGTGCAGCAGCAAAACATGATGAATTTGGTGGGCCTGGCGCAGAACCCGAACTTTGCGCACATGGTCGATTTCACCAAGCTGTTTAAGAAAGTCATTTCGTCGATGCAGATTGATTCCACGGAATTCATGTACACCGACGAAGAGATTCAACAAAAGATCGATGAGATGGCGCAGATGCAGCAGGCGCCGGTAGACCCCTTGGCGGAAGCCCGTTTGCAATTGGATGCGCAAAACGCACAAGCGCAACAGGCATTGCGTAAGCAAGAGATTGAGATCAAGGGGCAATTGCGTGCCGCGGAACTCACGCAAGAGCGTGAGCTGGCCCTGGCGAAGTTGACCACCCAAGAGAACACTAACGCTGCGGCCATTACACAACGCTTGCAAGGCGACAAAGCGCGCCAGGGCGTGGCAATGATGCGTGAAAACAATAAGCGCTTAGAGATGCAGCTCAAGCGTCGCTTAGGGAGCGGCATTTGAAGCTGGATGTGAAGTCGTCGGAATGGCGCACTGTTGTGAAATGGGCCGACGAGCAGATTGAGGTGCAGCGTGATTTGTTGGAAGACAGCACGCTGACCATTGAGTTTACCCAATACCACCGGGGCTTTATTCAAGCCCTCCGCGCACTCAAGTCTTTGCCGGATGCTAACGCATCCCGCGACTTGGGTGATTCCTAAGCCTTACGCCGCCTGGTGCGGACTAATGGAGCACACCCATGAGCGAAGCCGCTGTTGCTGAAAAAGAACTGTCTGAGGATGACCTGAATGAGTTGTTCGACCAAGGGGAAGAAGGGCTATCCGAAGCCGCCGAAGAAACGCTAGAGGATGTAGCTGAAGACGAAGCGCCCGCGGAAGAACCCGCAGAAGACGCCGCGCCCACCCAAGCGCAACAAGATTGGGAAAAGGAATACCGCACTGCGCAACAAACCATTGCGCAGTTGCAGCAAAACGTACGCTCCAACTCCGGTCGCGTGAGTGCGTACCAGCAAAAGATTAACCAGCTTGAGCTGCAGCTAAAGCAGTCTCGAACTGGTGCAGCAAATTCCACGACTGCCGAATCAAATGCGATTCCGCAGCAGGATGCGCAGAAAGTCGCCCGACAGGTCGTTGACCTTTTAATGTCCGGTGACGAAGAAAAAGCAGCGACGGCACTGGCAACCGCCTTGTCCCGTGGTGCTGTAAACGGAAGCGGTGTTGATGACACCAAGGTCCGAAACATTGTCAACGAGGCAATCCGGCCATTTCAGGCAGCGGAACAAACCCGCTACAAGCAATCGCAGGAACAAGCCTTAGAGTCGATTCACCCCAATTGGCGTGAGACGGCACGAAGCAGTGAATTCAGACATTGGGTAGAGCAGCAACCGGCCTCCGTACAAATGTTGGTGAAATCAGATGATGCTGCCGATGCAGCGACCTTGCTGACGTATTACAAGCAAGCTCGCGGTCTGGCCCAGGCTCAACCTGCACCAGCGCCAAACGAACGTGTGGCACAAATCCAGGCAAAACGTGAACGTCAACTGAGCCAAGGGCAATCGCCCAGTACGCGCGGTGGCGGTCGAGGCATTGGTGGCTCCAGTCCGGATGACCCCGATGCCTTATTTGAATACCTGGAACGCCACGATCCTGACTACGGAAGACGATAGAGGTAATTCCACATGGCTACGACTGAATATGGTGATATTTCACCGCGTACCGGCGTCTACGCAGAGCGTGAACTGCTCAAGCGCGCCATCCCGTTCCTGGTAATCGAGAAGTTTGGTCAGGCAAAAACCCTGCCGGCCAAGAAGTCCGACACCATTAAATTCCGTCGCTACAACGCCCTGTCACTGGCAACCACGCCGATGACCGAAGGCGTCACCCCGACGGCCAAGCAGCTCAGCGCAACCGACGTGACCGCACAGGTCAGTCAGTACGGTGACCTGGTGACCATTACCGATAAGGTGATGGATACCCACGAGGACCCGGTACTGCAGGAAGCGGTGGATGTCCTGGGCGAACAGGCGGCACAGACCATTGAGACCATTCGTTTCAATGTGCTCAAGGCCGGCTCCAACGTGCGTTATGCCAACGGTGCTGCGCGCAATGCGGTCAACACTGCATTGAGCCTGTCCCTGCAGCGTCAGTGCGTGCGTGACCTCAAGCGCCAGAACGCACGTCCGCTCACCAAGGTGGTGCGCTCGACTGCCGCGTACGGCACTGAAAACGTAGCACCGAGCTACGTGGGCATTGTCCACCCGGACCTGGAAGGTGACATCCGTGGTCTGAGCGGTTTTGTACCGCCAGAAAAATACGGCTCCATGTCTCCGTGGGAATCTGAAATCGGTAAGGTCGAAGACGTACGTTACGTCTCTTCAACCGTCATCGCGCCATGGGCCGATGCGGGCGGCGCTGCCGGTTCCATGATCACCACCACCGGCACCAGCGCGGATGTGTATCCGATCATTTTCTTGGGTCGCGACGCATTTGGTCTGGTGGCACTGAAGGGCCGCAACTCCATCACCCCAACCATCGTGAACGCAAAGCCGTCGGATTCTGATCCGCTGGGTCAGCGCAACCACGCTGGCTGGAAGGCATACAGCACCGCTGTCATTTTGAATGACGCATGGATGGTGCGTGCCGAGGTGGCTGCAACCAACTAATCCATCTGGATTGGTGAAACCGGGGCGACATCTTTCGGGGTGTCGCCCCTTTTATTTAGGAGAACTCCATGAGTCTTGAAGACGACGTTTCCGATCTCTTTGAAGAGAGCGAAGTCGAGACCGCTCCGGTAGAAAAAAAGCCGAGCCGTCCGAAAAAAGAAGCCGCGCCGACCGTTGATCAACCCCGCCGCGTAAAAGTCATTTTTCACAACACCAACGAAGACTCAGGACCGATCTTCGCGCAGGTGAACGGCATGGCCATTCAGATCAAGCGCGAGGAAGAAGTGGACATCCGCGAAGAGCATTTGGCGCTGCTAGATCAGTGTATCTACACCAAGTATGAAGGGAAGCGCAAAACCGGCCAGGTGGATGAAAACGGCGAACCCATCATGGAAGACATTTGGCGTAACGTGAAACGTTTTCCATACACCCGTCTGTAATCGAACATGAACTACCTTGAACTCTGCCAAGCCTTGGCGCGCGAAATGGGCGTCAATGCACCGGCATCGGTTATCGGTCAAAGCGGCGATGCCGCGCGGATCGTGAATTGGGTGAAGGAAGCCTGGTTTGAGGTACAAGCAGCCGATGCAGAATGGGACTTCCTGTGGAAGCGGGTGAGCTTTCAAACCTCCGCAGGAACCCAACAATACACCCCGTCGCTCAACGACGTGAATGTTTGGGACCCTAAATACTTCACGGTGTTTAAGACCAGCGAAGGGGAAGCAACCGAAACCGCGTTGCTGCACATGCCGCATTGGGAATACAAACGTGAAGACGTGGGCGTGGTGGAACAACAGCGCCCCACGCACGTGATCTTCATTCCGAATGGGGATTTGATTTTGCATCCGACGCCGGATGCCACCTACACCGTGCAACTGGCGTACTGGAAGCATCCAGTCGAACTGAGTGCCGCCTCCGATACGCCTGTGATCCCTGCGTTTTTGCACAGCATGATCGTCGACAAGGCGATGGAGTATTACGGCGTGTATGAAGAAGCGCCCAACATCTACCAAGGTGCCGCCATGCGCTATCAGCAGAAACTCAATCATCTGTTGCGCAGAAGTGCGCCCATGATCGCCCAGGGCGAAACCCCGTTAGCGTAAGGAGCTATTCATGTCTGTCGGATCATTCACCCTCTATAACAGTGCTAAGAAAGACATCTTGGACGGTACCGTCGATTTGGATAATGACACGGTGACCGCGGTATTGGCGACCACGGACTACGTGCCGGCCGCTACCCACGACACGTACTCCGATGTCACCAACATCTGCGCCGATGCTGATTACGCACCGAAGACGCTGACCAGTCCGGTGTTTACCGAATCGGCCGGTACGGTGAAGTTTGATGCCGACGATGTGACTTACGGCACCACGGTGTCGATCGCCGCACGCTATATCGTATTGGTGCGCCAGGCCGGCGCGTCTTTGGCCGGCACCGATCGCTTGATTGGGTACATGGACCTTGACGATACCGGCTACAACGTCCGCTCCACCAACAGTAACTTCATCGTGCGCTGGAACGCGAACGGATTGTTTCAGTTGAGCTGATGGCCTACGCAAAGCTGGGTAGTGCAACGCTGGGCACTACCCAGCTTGGTTGGAGTGTTGAGCTTACCGGCACGTACAGCACGCTTGGACTCAGCCCCGTCGCAGGGACGCTGGCCATCGGTCAAGAGCCACTGGGCAATTACGCGGTCCTGACCAAAAACGAATACGCCGCCACGCTGTATATCGGCCAAGAGCCAATCAGCGTAACCGGCACGCTGGCGCTTACAGGCGCGGCGGCGCTACTGAGCGTCGGCAACGACCTGCCGCAAGGCGGGCAGGACACGCTCACGCTGAGCGGTGCGGTTGGATCACGCGTCATTGGCCAAGAGCCTGTGGCCGTAGGGGTCCACGCACTAGAGCAAACCGGTCTGAGTGGATCGGCCCATGCGGGTTTGGAGCTGAGCGGGTTTTACCGCAGCTACGGCACCACCACCTACAGCGGGGCACGGGTCATCGGTCAAGAACCGATTTC